CACGAATAGCGATTGATCCGGAGACCAATCAGCCGGCCTTCGGAATATCTCCGGAGGGCAAAGACCGATGGTGAGATGTCACGGTTTGCCATTGGGCGAGACCTTAAGTTTGCCTTCTTTATGCATCTTGGCCGCAGTGAGCTCAAGGAAGGTCTGATCGACCGGAGGAGGCGCTGGAGTCGGTGGCGCGGAGAACGGAACTACTGGCATGGTCACTGTCCCAAGAGCGATTTAGGCGCGACGTTTTGTTGGTTCGGAACTGGCGCAGCGGCAGAGACAAACGAAGGGTTCTGCTGCGGGACCGACGAAGTCTGCGAGCCCTGCGGCGATTGGACTGGCGGCGGGGTCTGCGGAAGTTGCGGCTGAGCCATAAGCATCAAAAGCGGGTTCATCTGGGATTGACCACCGCCGCCGAAGAGAGGCGAACTCATTGAAGCATCCTTTCGTCGTTATAAGGGTTCCATTCAGTTACGACGGTTGATTCCTCGGGATAGTCTCCGCCGGATTGGCGCGAAGGCGCGATCGGATAGGAGAAGGTCAGGCAGAGCGCGTCGATGTCGTCGAGGGAGATTCCGTTCCCGTCTTCGTCGACGAGGTCTTCCTTTCGTTCGAGGAGGATCTCGTCCTTGTTGTTGAAGGTGTAGCGGATGGCGAGCATTTGGCGCTTGAGTTCTGGATCGAGAGGGAGACATCCGGTTTTGACCCAAGCACGGCAGGCACCATAGATAGCTGCTCGATTATTTGCATAGCGCTCCCCTGTGTTGCCGTAGGTGGTGTTGTAGATGACATCCTTCCCACCGAATTGGACCTCGTAGCAATATAACCGACGATTCCGCACATTATCAACGACACCACCGCCCACACCGCCGCCGTCCACCATAATACCGTCAGGACGATATTGAGCTTGGAAAGAGGATATGCGATCAGTAAGCTCAACAGTGCTAAGGCCAGAAAAACGCTGGCGATCAATTGTTCGTGCATCTCGACCTTTCCGCGGGAAGATCACGCTTGAGTTGGCGCCGAATCGAGCTACGTCCACGCCGATGACCAGCGGATCGGTTCGTTGGACGAAGACCTCGCGGGACATGGCCTCGTCGATCTCAGCCGCGGAGAAGAACTCCATAAGACCTTTACGAGGGAATTCGCCTAGGACGCGGATTCGCACGAAATCCGAATCGAGACCGTATGCATTGATCCAGTTCTGGAGTCGTTTCTTGTTTGTGATTCGGACGGACCGAGAATCAATCTGTAGGTGATGCCATTGATCTGCAAATTTCCCTCCAGGGAAACACTCTCTGAACCGTCCCGTGCTTCGAGTAGGGTTGCCAAAAGCAAGCCAGATAATTTCAGTGTCGGCATCGGTTAGGGCTCCTTCGGCAGTTTCCCAAATGATGTCCGGGATTTCGGAGGCTTCGTCGAAGATAAGGATCAGGCGCTTGCCTTTGTTATGAAGTCCGGCGAAGGCCGCGGGGTTTTTCTCGGACCAAGGGATCATGTCAATGCGCCAAGTGCGCTCTCGATCGGGGTCGCGGGAGAATAGGCCAGTGGCGGTAAGGGAAAAGTGTTCCCGCGCGAAGAAACAAAGATTGAACCACTTGCCGAGTTCGGCCCAAGTTTTGGTTTTGAGCTGGGTCTCGGTGTTGGCGGTGACCACACCGCGGGTATCGGGCTTAGTGCAGAATGCCCACATAACTAGGTGACCGACCGTGGCGGACTTGGCGATTCCGTGGCCAGAGGCAATGGCTTCTTGGATCGCGGAGTTGAGATCAAGGATTCCGTCCCGGATTCGGTTCATGAGATCCCGAGCCCAATCTTCTGGTCCGTCGGAGCTTTCGAGAACTGTCCCAGGCTCGCCCCAAGGATACGCGCCCATGGTGAAGGCCAAGGGATCACCTGAGACATCTGCTAGCCACTGGAACAGTTCATCGGTCATGGGATCGACAAGGTGTTAGAGGGAGGGGGGCTACCGCCGAGGATGGCGATAGTTGCGGCGTAAACGTAGTTTCGGATTGCTACGGCGAGCTCAGTAAACTGCGTCGCGGTGAAGGTATGTGGGACAGAGACGGCATCAAGATAAGCAAAAGTCGATCCGCCACCGGGAAGACCCTGCTGATCGGCGATTCCAAGGATGATTACTGTAAGGTTCGATTGGTCCTGTGGAGCGCAGCCATAGGTTCCATTCAGGGCCGGAGCCGACGCAGACGAGACGACACAGCCTTGAGCAAGAACCGAAGCTAGAGTCGCGGCTTCGACGGATTGAATTTGTGCTGGGGTCATGTTGGTGACAACCCAACCAAGGGTCCAAATCCCGGCGATAAGAATTGGGGAAGCCGCAGGAAAGCAAATCTGTGTTGCGGGATTGTAGTTCGGCGGAGTAGCAATAGTCACGGCCACAAGCGAATTCCCGGATTTCTTCGCGTAGTCAGTCTGCGGGTAGATCGCCGGGATGTTGACATTCGCCGGATAGATTGTATAAGGATTCTCAGCCTGGAGCTGCGAAAGCCCAAAGGGATATTGGACCAAGGTCGTTCCGTTAACTTCGGCGTAGGTTATCATTGCACAACCTCGAATTGAACCGCGTTCCAAGCTCCAACGAATGCCAAATTCGTCGATGTCGCTCCGGTAGCGCTCCCACTTGCTGGCACACTTAACGACGAGCAACCTATACCGAAGGAGCCACCATACAACTGAAATACCGAACTCCATCCCGACGGAACAGCCAAGTTCCATCCACCAGAGTTCTCCGACCACATCGCCCAAAGGGCCAGCGAGTTTGGCTGTGTAGTTGTTATGCTGTTCGTGGTTACTGGCTGACCTGTGCCAGTCGACGCAGTTGCAACCGCGCCTATAGGCGATGTGGCCGATGCCCCAGTGATGCGAATTACAACCCCGCCGGTGTAGGACCCTGTTGTATTAGTGAACGAATGTCCACCGCTACCAGAGTAGACTTGATAGAACGCTGCAAATCCGCCGCCGGAGCTAAAGCCATTTGTGATCGTAGTCCAACCAGACGTCGACGAGAAGTTGCCGGTGGCGCCATATGAGATGGTAAAGGCAATCAGCAGATCGCCAGTGTTTATCGATGATGGCAACGTCGGCGTGAATGAGGTTCCGGCAGTGTAACCAAACCCTCCATTGCTCACATAAACTGGCGTAGGTAATGTGACGGTGCAGACAGTTCCGTTCGCATTGCCAGCATTGGTGATTGCCGCGGAGGCACCAGAAGGACTCGCAGCGAATTGGCAGATCCGTCGGATCCAGACATTTGTTGGCGCAGAGAAGCTTGTTCCAGTGCAGCCAGAGTTGCAATAGCTCGCTCGAGAGATAACTCCGGTAGATTCGGACTTGGATTCTACCATAAGGTAGTTGCCGGAGGTTCCGTTATACCAAGAGGCGTTGGCGGCGGTATCGGCGGCCCGGGTGACGGACGAGGTTGATGGAACTGGGATGTAGGATGTTGGGAATGAAGTGTTTTCGTATTGAAAGTCAGTTACGAGCAAGGTTTCTGTTGCAGCCCAAGTGCTAGAGGCGACAATGCCACCACCTACGAATGTGTTCCCAGTTGCGGTCGCAGCGTAGCCCCAAACAGGGTAGATCGCCGATGCAACCGTCGATGTCATGGTTATTCGGTAGTAGCCATTGGCCATTAAGGTTTGGGACGTCGCGGAGATCGTGGCTCCGCCGGCGGTAGAGGTCTGTGTCGCAACGGTATTGGCGGCACCAACGTTGAAAACTGCGGTTGCCCAAACAGTTCCAGAGGCAGCCTCGAGGTTCAGGTAAATATAGCTCCAAGTCCCAGCTTTGGCATAAATGGAGATTGTGTTCTGGGACGAGTTCGCGGTGAGAGTTTCGTATTCAAAAACTCCAGACGTGCTTGCAACCGCCGGAACCATTGTCCAGCCGGAAGTAGTTCCGTCGATGCCGGTTACGTTTTGAGTGTAGTTGAGGTTGTTCCCAATCCAAGGAACCGAGGCGAATCCATTGGATTCTTGCATAACGTTGGTCGAGGTCGATTCGACAAGCCAACCTTGGGCGACCCCGGTGGAATAGTCGAACCGAGCGGTGTTGGCCGCGGCGGAAGAAAGAACATTGGAGGAATTGAAATAGGTTGCGGTCGAGGATCGCGTGTCGGAATCGCCATAAGCAAGGGACCCGGCGGTGTAGTCGTTTTGGGAAATAAGAATTCCGCCCGAAACTTTATTGGACATAAACCCAAAAGAATACGTCGACATACCATCGCGAGTGATGATCGAGGTCGCGGCGGCGCCGGAGGCCAAGAGACAGAAGATAAGTGCAAGGAGCTTCTTCATCTTAGAACTGCGTTTGGGTTGCGAGGACGATATAGGTAGCCGAGCCGGTTTTTAGGATAGTGTAGGAATAGCAGTCGTAGCCACTAGCGTTGCCGCCTGAGGGAGCGGTGCCACCCTGCCAGAAAAGATTGGTGCCGGTGGTAAGGGCAACGCCATCGATTTGAACGGCGGAATTGTAATAGGCAGTTGAACCTTGGAGCGCGCAGAGAACCGCGGTTACGGTTTGGCCGGTGGCAAGAGCAGAGTTAAGCGAGGTTCCGGAGGAAAATGCGAAGTTCACCGTCCAATTGGCGGTTTGGGCAGTGGTAGAGAAGTAGACGGATTGGGAATTGAAATAGTAGGCGAGTGGAGAAGAGATGGCTCCGCCGACGGTAGTTGGTTCAGCGGCGTTGACAAGGATCGAACCGAAGGTTGAGGAAGTGCCGGAGAAGGTTTGGGTTCCGGTCCAAGTGTTGGCGGAACCAAGGTTTAGGCTGGCACCGGTTGAACCGGTGGATAGGGTCGAGCCATTGATCGGAACCGAGCCGAAAGTTGGGGCGGCAGAGGTAGTGGCAACAAGGACTTGGCCCGTGATTCCAGCGGCTGACGAGGCCATTGCCGAGGTTGTCGAGGCGTAGATCGAGCCGTATTGGGTCAGGGCGGAAGTTTGCCCAGTTCCGCCATTGGAGACGGCGAGTCCGGTTCCCGACCAGTTAGCGTTGTTGATGGTAACAGAAGAACCTAAGGCTCCGGCGGTGACGCCAGTGGCTGGCACGGCCGATGCGGTGATGGAGGTGTTACAGGCGAAGCCAGTGGAAGTGGTCCATTGTAGAGCGGAAAGCCCAGTGGAACAAGAAGGAATGGCCAAGGCAGTTGGAACGGCGGAAGAAGCAGTGGCGTTGCCAAGGACGGTGTTGGCAGCTTGAGTAGCGAGGTTCCCAAGAGCTAGGCCAGTGCCGGACCAATTGGAGTTATTGATCGTGACGCCTGAGGGAAGCGCGCCGGAGGCAATGCCGGTTGCGGCTGGAAGGCCTGTCAGGTTCGTCGCGGTCCCGGAAGATGGCGTGCCGAGGGCACCGTTGAAGGTGACGAAAGCTCCAGCGGAACCTACGTTGGTGCCGAGAGCAGTGGTGACGCCGGTGCCGGGAATGAGGGTTGCAAGGGAAGAGAAAGCGACACCAGATGTCTTGGTGCAAGTTATGGCCCCGGAGGCCACAAGCGTGCAGTCGGACGACATGGTGACGAAGGTTGGAACTGGCGCCGCGGATTCGACAAGGAATTGGCCGGAGGTTCCGGAGGTTAGACCTGCGACGGTTGTGCCAGTTGAGGCATAGTAGGCGAGTTGCCCGGCATTGCCGGAGGAGACTGTTCCACCACCGCCACCGGTTGTGCAGGCGCCACCCGCGTCGGTGACTCCGTTAGAGCCCCACTGGAGGCAGTGGCCGACGGTTGGGAGGGTGGAGTTTACGAGTGGGAAACCTGATGCGGAGTTTACAGCAAGGCCAAGCGCGGACAGGACACCGGTTCCGGTGGTAGTGGTTGATGGAGCTGAGCCGGCTCCACCGCCGACGACGAGGGAATTCGCGGCCAAGAGGCCAGAGGAAGAAAGAGCCGTTGTTGAGGAAAAGTAAGGGATTCCGCCGGAGGTAGTGGTGCCAGTAACAGTCAATGGAAAGGAGATTGTTCCACCACCAGGAGCCCAAGAAAGGACTCCATTGCCCGCAGCGTCGGTTAGGACATAGCCAGAGCCAGCGGCCTTGGCTGGCGGAAGGGTGTAGGTTGCAGCAGCGGTAGCGGAAGCACTAGTTGTAAATGATGTTGAAAATGTGGCCGGACCAGTAATGGTTAATATACCCTCTTGGGGGCTTTGACCAACTCTTAATGTGTTGTTGCCGTCGTAATAAAGGCCTGTGGCTTGCCCAAGTAAAGCAGTGGATATGTAGTAGGAAAGCAGTCCAGTTCCTCCTGTATTGACAAACGAGCTTGTTCCGGAGACGTAGTAGTTCCCATTGGCATCAGTAAAGATAGTGGAGAAGTTGCCTTTTGGAACGGTAATAGTTGAGTTAAGTATTCCGTTAATAGAATCGGAGGAATTTGCTAAGTTAACACTAACCAGAGCATTTTGAGCGTAAATTTGAATATGCCAAGATATTGGGACAGTGGTTGAATGTGGCAAGGTCAAAACCGGAACGGTCCCTGTGAAGATATAGGAATCGCCATTGCCGTCGACTGCGGTAGCAGTGTAGTTTCCGGATTGAAACTCTGTGACGCCGAGGACTTCGGAAATTAATTCGAAGGAGGATCCGGAATTGATAACAAGGTACTGCAATCCCCCATTGATTTCGCCGCCAGCAAGGGCAATCGGACCGGATGTTGTTCGCTTGTAAAGGGAAAGCGGGGTTTGGCCATCAGCGGATAGGGTTGTGGGACCAGTGTTGGTAGAGGGAGCAGTGAAGATCACAACGCCGTTTATCGAGCCAGAATTGGTGAAGGACCCGGATTGAGTGGTGACGGTTATAGCGTTGGCGGCGCCGCCGGAGGAGGCCGCAGGGTAGATTCCTCCGCCCTGGGCCTGAGTGATGACGGACTCGGTGGCGATTGGGCCGAAGGCGACGCCGTTGACTTTGAGACAGGTAGCGACGCCGGAGGCAGAGAGGGTGCAGTCGCCAGAGAGGGAGACAAAGGTTGGGACGGAACTCGCGGAGCCAACGAGAAGCTGACCGGAAGATGGCGCGGCAACTCCGGAGACTACGCCGGAAGAATTGTAGAAAATGCTGGCGCCGGTAAAGCCGGAGGTCGAAGTCGAGCCAGCGGTAATCGAGGAAGACCCACCGGAAGCGGCGATAGTTTGGTTCGGCCAAGATCCGGAAATGGTGACATTGGAACCGGCGATGAGACCTGGGGAAGAGGTGCCGGTTCCGCCATTACCAATGGAAAGAGCAGAGCCGGACCAATTGGAATTGTTGATCGAGGAAAGAAAGGCAAGGGACCCAAGGGAAGAGTAGGTTGCGAAGCCACCGGCGGCCCCGGCAGGATTGCCAAGGGCGGTGAAGACTCCGGAGCCATAGGCGAACTGGGCAAGGGAATTGCTCGCGACATAGAGTCCGAATCCGTTGGTCGATCCGGTGATGGCGGAGCCGATGGCGAGGGAAGCTGCGGTTGGCGCGGTGCAACCGGCGACTCCGTTGTTGTTGTAGAGGAGATAGCCATTGGAAGGGCAGGAAGTGATCGGGGAGGTCCCAACGGTGATGCCGCCGGCGCCTGTGATGTAGATTGGGACCCAAGAACCATAGGGAAGTGCAGAGGTCGAGGCTTGATATTGGTAGGTGACGGCTTCGCCGGTTCCGGCGGTGCAGGAGGTTACCCCAGAGGGAAGGACAATGTCCGGGGACTTAGCGGTTACGGAAAGGGATGTGACGGTGCCGCCGGGGCAGCCAACGGAGATCAGTTGCCCGTCGAAGGTCGGGAATGGAAGGGTTACGGTCCAAGAGGCGATCGGGCCATTGGCGAGGATGTTGAGATTGTTCGGATTGACTGCGTTTAGGACTTGGGTGCCGACGGAAGAACCGCCGGGAACGAAGACCTTACCGGTTGCGTAGATGGGTGGGTTGATGTAGCCCTGACCCCAAGAGGGGCAGGCGAGGAAGAGAACCAAACTGGTGGCGACCCATGCGAGCGAACTTTCCACACCCCGCGCATTTCGGGTCGGGAGGTAGGTGGACCAACTAGCATGGCGGCGTCCCGCTTTGAGCCTTGGTATCCAACTCCATCCAGGGCGGACTGCACTTTCGACCCCCACTGCTGTGGGCCGACAACCTTGAGTGGGGTGCCTGAAGTAAGGCGTCCAAGGTCGGTCCGGGGATTTGGCTTGGCGACCGATGCTTTGGTCGCGGCCGGGAAGGGCTCCTTTCATCCAGAGAAGAAGGCTGTCAGCCAGGGACCGAACGGTCCTCAATTGGCCCAAACCTTTCGAAACTGTACGGGGGCTCATTCGTCGCCTCCGTCGATCAGCAGCGGCCGAGATCGCTTGATCGCCTCCTCGAGCCTCGCGGCGAAATTCACATTAATGTTTTCTTTCGTGGTCTTCCGGTGATAACCCACTCGATCGGAGGACGAATCCGCTATTTTAAGTAAGGTCGTCACCGGAAGTGGTTCAGGCTCGTCAAGCGCGTCGACGATCTGTCGCCAAGCCTTGGTCCCAGCGGCGAGGATCGCCTCGTAGCGCTCGTCGCGCCGGGCCTTCCAAGTTTCGTGGTCATCCCCTCGGTAGCGATCGCAGAGTTCCTTCATCGCCGGGGAGTTCCGCAGGACCGAAACCCGCGTGATCGAATATCCAGTCTCCTCGGCGATCTCCGCAAGGGACAATCCCGAAACAATCAGCCGGGCCATGAT